GATTTAGCGGGCGCCACTTCTACAGCAATAGCTGGAAGCTGTACCCTAGTTTGACCAAGTTGAGCCCAGTTTCCCGATCCAGTAACAGATGTAAATCCCTCATCGGTTCTAAAAGACCCCTGTTGAATTTGACGAAACCACGGAATACCTTCAGCCGGAACCACTTGAACCCACTTATGACTATACTCTAGATGTACGGTGCTTGTGGTGGCTATAGCTGTTTCAAACACAATACGACCGTTTGGATAATCTATGTAGTAGGGACTATCGGTGTTAGTAGTTGAAAAAAAGGTGTTATTTATGAAAACACCAGAAATTTGAATGGGCTGTTCGGTTGTAGCACTTACACCAGTTTCCCACACCCAATTTTGTCTATACCCCTCCCAAATTCGACCATCAGTATAATTAGGATCTTCTACTCTTCGGAGCTGATGACGAATGCCCCCATAGATTCCAGACTGGGGAATGCTTATAGTATAAAAAGATCCCCGATCTAAAAGGCCCCAATCATAAAACGCAATAAAATTATCCAACAAAATATTAGATAATGTAGCGTCTTGCGCATTATTTAAATTTGCCAATTTTGTATGAGGTCCACCAACCATATTACAAAGACCTCCTAATAATATTTTCTATATCACGGCGCACAGTACGAAACGCCTCTGTAATAAAGTTATTTTCAACAGTGCCCGAATATAAAGTATTAACTTTAAATGGGCGCTCTTTATCTACCATATGGGCGCCTCCGCTTCTCCCAAACGGCCCATATTCCACGCCAAAGTTAGCAACAATAATTTCATCACCACGAGTTAACAACCAGTCCAACCACGGCAGATTTACTCCCTTTGCTGTAGATTGTGTAGCAACTGATAATGAAAGTAAATTATTATAATCGGTGGGCTGTACCTTAATAAAAATAGTTCCCTTAATAGTATTGGCGGTAGCCCTAATTGGAGTGGACGAAACTTCAATACTTTGCACAATAGCGTGTACTATATCGTTTGCGGGAGATTCGGTTAAACCAAAATCAAAACGCAACGGACCCGCTTGAAGAGCTACAATCGCAGGACTACTATACAGAGCATATGAAATGCGCTCGACAATCGGCAGCTTCATTTTACTAGCACTATCACGAAAAGACTTATTAAGCTCTTTTGCTAAAGCTTGATAAATCTTGCTTTGTATCTGCCTATCAGATTCTAGTAGTTTTACACTAAGCATCTGTACGGCTCCAAAATGTCACAATATATTTAGTGGTGTTTTGCTTAAAGCCCTGTGGATAAGACATGCCACTACGTTCATATTTCATATCATCATATTTTTCTATACCGTCATATTTAGGGACGAGATATTTCGCCTTATTAATTTTGGGCAGATCAGTCATATATCCAATGGTTTGAATGGAGCCATCGGAGATATCAACAGGGATACCAACATCAATCCAATTTTTTCTGTCCCAGTATATTCTAAGGGTGATATCTTCTGTGGTTTCTACGGCTTTATAGCCTTTACCATTGCAATAGGGGCACGGCATACCACGTTCAAATGGATAGGGGCCACCAACTTTATACACGCTGACAGATCTATTTCTTGTGCCCATGGTGTCCATGTAACAATTGGGACATTCTTCCCGTCTCTCGGGATATACTAAGGTGGCCGTTCTAGTAAACAAAAGAACGGCTTCATTATATGTATCAAAAACCGAACTCGGTATGCTGATAGCCATAATTGCCCCCTTTATAGATTACGACGGACCCCCATAAGAACCACTACCATGATAGTAATTGGTGTCATCAAATCGGGTGTTGAGACGAGCATCAGTAACTGCAATTGTCCAATCTAATTGAGAGGGCAACAACGGAGGAAAGGGGCTAACTTGATGGTTGGAGCTAATTTTATTAGCAGCTGTTAGACCTCGTGCGCCACCAATACTAACAATACCCTCACCACCATTTGGTTGATCATTGCCACCTACGATTTTTTGTGATACTGCCATATTATTTTCTCCTAATCGAATGCGTTGCCGCGATAATCAAACTGGTTGGCGCCCAAAATCATACTGCCGGGACTATAGGGGCCTAGAACAGCTTGACCAACGAGGGTGTTATTATACTGGTAAGTTTTAAGCAAGTTATCATATTTTGCACATAAATCATTGTACAGAATATTTAGGTTCTGTGTTACACCACGCAGATCAATGGCGGACGGTCCATCTTTAATAGAGATGGCATTAGCCGCTTCAGTTTTAACTTCACTTCCCAACAAGATACACGCAGACTTATATACCGTTAAGGTTGAAAAGTCAGTATCGCTTTCAGAAATGGGGTCGGGAGAAATAGAGACTGAAGCAACATCAACAGTGTAGGTATTGCTAAAATCGGCATCATTAATAACATTATATGCCCCAACAACCAACACTTGTTTGAGTCGCTCATCAGTATATTTACTGCGATCTAGATCGCCTATTAGCGATCTTATCATTAATACTAAATCGATGTTCCAAGGCATAAGTTCACCTTATAAGTTTTCGTATACTCGGAAACTGCCCACGTTTGTATTCCACGTACCATCTGATGTAGTCACTAAAGCTTGTAAGCTCCATGTGCCCGTTACATCTAAATCTCCATCTATAGATACATATTGTATCTGTCCATCAGAACCGTCCGTTGTAAAAACAGCCACTTTAGTAAAAGTTGTACCGCTAGGTCTTTTAAATGTAAACTGCTTAGTGGTTGCCCCACTGATATTAGCAACTGTCGTAGTGCCCGCAGACGAAGTATCATATACCGTCACACGAAATATGGTACCAATATCATTAACATGGGCTTCTTCAACAAATGCCATATTATATTCCCTCTATAAAAATAGACTTCCAGTATGGTATACACATAAAAACGTTGCTAGTCCATAAAAAGTAAAAACGACTTGCCAGTTTGGGCAGCTGCTGATGCTACAAATTGGTCAGCCCCAATATCCCATGTGTCCCCTTCGGCGTCTCTATCTCGACCATCTATATCCACATTCCAAGTGTTTGGAGGATATGGCATAGTCTTCCCTGCTATGATCTCGCTAGTCCCAGCATCACGACCCTCCCCTATGGCATTAGCGCCTGCCTTTAAGTGAAAATCTTCTGAATCAGTATCAATGCTTACAAAGGTATCCGCTGCTGACTCGCTTCGATAGTTGGTATTTCCCGGAGCCGAAGTGTCACTGCTATAGTTGGCATCTGTATAAGAGGTGCTTGTCTGTGTAACAAAATCTGTTGCTGTACCATTATCTGAGGCTGTCCCCATAGCTATATTATTGTATATTCTTTGATATTGACCACCACTCGTAACTTCTATACCATAAGCAAAAGTAAGTCCCGCTGACGAATTAGTTATAACACCATATACAGTGTTGTTAACACAAGCTTCCCAGTCATTTTGCGCTATACTTATACCCCGTGTACCCCAACCGTTACTGCTACCATTATTTCCATTAATATCATATACAATATTATTACATACCCATGTTTGTTTAGAACGTGACTTAATAGCAACAGTTTCATTAAAACTTCCAGTCCACCTAGCACCATGAACTAAACAATTTTGTATTCCCTGATGAGTATAAATCCGTACAGCAGCCCGCATCTTTTTTTCGTTACAGTCTATTTCTAGCCACTCTACTTGACCTCCCGCTGAACTACTACCGGGTCCACGCATTAACAAAAATTCGATGTCACCCCCGGTGTTGGTACATAGCAACCTTACACCTGAATTAGCAGTTCCATCGTGTCTCTCCCCCGCAGCAGCAGTAAGAATTCGATTATCTAAACCAATTGTACTACCTCCGTCGATGTCCGTCGAGCCCGATATTGAAAAAGTGGTGTCATTATAACATTCGCCCACGGCCGTATCACCACTTGAGTATATAGAGGATTCATCCAAATCGGCTTCCCATAGAGCAATTGTAGAATAGTCCCTGCTCGATGTACCAATACTTTTTGTCACGGTTGCCATAGGTCACCTTATAATGTCACAATTCCAGCGGCTACTTTATCTACATGAATATCATCCATATGATTCCAGCCCTCTTGATCACCAGTAGATCGGGCATCAACTTCTTTATCTGTATTACGTACATCATCTATATCAATACTAAATTCCGTATCTAAATCCCAATAAGGAACCTGCCACTTTTTCTTAGCGACCAAAACACCGTCTTCGGGAGCTTCCTTTGTCTCATAAACTGGTTCGGCCTTTTGTACACACGTAGGAGTAGAAATTTCTACAACTTCACCATGCTGATGGCCACAGCAATTTACAGGAAGGAAGTGGCGTTTTTCAATAAGGGTAAAGGGCCAATTGCAACAATCGGCTTTTAGGTTATCACTATGTCCTTCAATTTCATTCCATAAAACATCACTATGATCACGGTCACGAGGAGCATTTCCACCATACCAAATCTCTTGACCCCGTTCAACACCAAATATTTTATGTCGCGCATGTTTCAATCGACGAGTAAGATATTCAGCTACATGCATAGCCTCCCCTTTTTCGTTAGGGGTAGTGCTAATAGTGTCTACTTCATCAGTTAATAAATTATATCTTTCAACTTCATTACTATTAAGTCGAATGAATTTATACTTACTGGTTTTTTCCATATATCTATGGAAGAGGGTATTTATATCCCGAAGCCCAACGCTATTGACACCAGCTTTATCAACATGACAAATCATTTCAGCATGACAATATTCAATTTGAACATCCGACATTGTTGAAATTATATCACCATCTTGGTAAGATGTTTGATCGGGGGCTACTGTGCCAACTTTTAATATGAGTTCCATTA